TACTTTGACGATTTTAGTAAGAAGAAGTGTTTTATGGCCGACAATGTGCGAATCAATCAAGCTACTTCTAAGATGATTACTGGATTGGTTGCAGAAGAAGCTGCTAAGAAGCAACAACGTGAAGCTGGACTCATCCAGATTACAGAGGCGGCAGCTAAAGCTGGTTTTGGGCCTACTGTCTACGTTCGTAGATATGATGAGGGAGCGAAACTTGCTGATGTGTTGCAAGCAATTCTTGATGACAAGGCATTAGCTGAACGAGCTAAAGCGGAAGATGAGTTGAAAAAGCGCATAGATGAAATGACTGCTATCGCGGTAGCTAAAGGTTTGAATCCTGAAAAGTACGTTGATTTGCTGAGAGAGGGTCGCTCTGCTTTGGATACTATCGATATCTTACATGCAGACGCAGATGAGCTTAGACGGACTAAAGCAGAAGCGGAACAAGATGCTCAAGGTCGATTCTATGGCCAAAATCAGCCTGAATTTGAGTCAGAAAGCAGTTCAGGGGGTAATCCCATTGAGCAAGAAACAGGCCGAAAATCGCAAAATATGGCTTCTAAGGATGGCATTAAAAAATATGGTTACAAATTTACTGTAGATTTAATTTTTCCAGCAGAAAACGCAAAGGAAATAAAGGAGCAATTTAAAGAATGGCTCAATGCTCATGGCGTTCAATTTGAGCCACAAACAAAATCAGTAAAGGTGGAGATGAAATGACGCTGGATTTACTTGGAGAAGATTACTACTCAGTAGCTTCCGCACGTCAATATTGGTCTATCTCGCAATACAAGAGATTTAGGGAGTGCGAAGCACGGGCATTGGCAGAGCTAGAGGGAGAGTGGGAAGACCAACGAGATAACACAGCTCTTTTGGTTGGTAACATGGTTCACAGCTATTTTGAAAGTCCAGAAGCACATAAGAAGTTTATGGATGAAAATGCAGATGCCATGATTTCGAAAGCTGGGAAAACCAAAGGTCAGTTAAAATCTGACTTCTTAGTTGGTCAGCGCATGATTGAGCGACTGGAGGCCGACAAGCAATTTATGGAGTTTTATGTCGGTCAGAAAGAGGTTGCTGTCACAGGCGAAATCGAAGGAGTGGAATTCAAAGGTAAGATTGACTGCCTCAATGTTGAAAAAGGGTATTTCGTGGATATTAAGACCACGAAATCTGACATTGATAGTATGGTCTGGGTTCAGGATGAAGCAAGCGGACGAAATATTCAAGTCCGCTGGTTCGAGGCTTGGGGATATGTCCTTCAAATGGCTGCTTACAAGAAGATGCTGGAAAATCAGTACGGCAAAGAGTTCACCCCTATTATTTACGCAGTGACGAAAGAGTCGACGCCTGATACCCGGGCGATTGTTTTCCAATCGCAGGAAAAACTCGACTATGAGCTGACTGAGCTGTCTATGCTGATTCAGCATCTTGATAAGGTCAAGCGAGGCGAAGAGAAGGCGAAACCGTGCGGTCATTGCGAATACTGCAAAACGAAAGCGCTGAGTCAACGTGTGGAGGTGGTCTGATGACTGATCCCCAAATTATGAGAGTCGATAGAGAAACATACAAGCTAGGCAAGCGGTCATCCCACTTTTGGTCTAGCAATAAAGAGTTGAAATTCTATGAGATTAGGTGTAACTGGGGTGTCAATAGACAGACACAGGCTTTCTATCATGTTTTGGCATATAGTCGCACCCAAGCCGAAGAAATGGCTGTGAAAGAATATGCAAGAACCCATCATATTACCGAAAAATGGGTAGTAATCTTTTAGAAAAAGCGAGGAAAAAATGAAAATCTATATTGAACAAGATGACGTAAAATTGAGTTTTGAACGAGCGCAGGAACTTGATTATCAAACCTTATTCAAAGCCTATCAGATGGTTACAGGGTCTGACGAAATTCTTGAGGATTTAAGTCAGAAAGAGCCTGAGAATATAAAGACCGTTTTAAAAAATAATGCTGAAAAGATAGCTGAAATCGATCATGTCAATATCAAAGAAGTCACAGACAGGTTTTCAGCAAAATTTAGCGGAAGTCCAGCGGTTTCGCAGAAACCAAGCGAGAAGGTAGATGTTGATTTACAATGTCCATTTTGCGGATGTGCGAAGCGGTGGAAAGTCCCGTCTTACTTTAAATTCATGAATTGTCCTGACTGCCAAGGCTCAATTTTCTTATCTTGGGCGACAGGAGTTAAAGGGGAATTGGATGAAAATGGATTTTATTTCAGAGGGGACAGCCCGATGAAATTTAAAGAGCAAACAGATGAATTCGAGGATATGTTTGCTATTGAAGAATCAAAATAACCAAAACCAACTATTTCCATTTTGGAAACAACTCAAAAACCAACAAGCCGGGCATTCTTGTAAAACTGCGAACTAGAAAACGTCAGTAAAGGTCATGTGACCCTGGACGAGCGACTGCCCGTATTTAGCCAATTATCACAAAGGCAGTCGCATTTTTTAGATAAACAGATGAAATTTTTGGATTTATTCGCTGGCATCGGCGGTTTTCGTCTTGGTATGGAGTCCGCTGGGCATGAATGTGTTGGATTTTGTGAAATAGACAAATACGCTAGAGCCAGTTATAAAGCGATACACAACACAGAAGGAGAAATTGAATTACATGACATTACAAGAGTCACAGATGAGTCTATTCGAAGATTCGGAAGTGTGGACGTTATCTGTGGAGGCTTTCCGTGCCAGGCTTTCAGCATTGCGGGACACAGACGAGGTTTTGAAGATACACGAGGAACTTTGTTCTTTGAAATCTGTAGGTTCGCAACTGTTCTCAGACCTAAATATTTATTCCTTGAGAACGTCAGAGGACTCCTCAACCATGACAGAGGGGCTACATTTGAAACCATCATCCGAACCTTGGACGAATTGGGGTATGATGTGGAATGGCAAGTGCTTAATAGCAAGAATTTTGGAGTCCCCCAAAATCGGGAGCGTGTGTTCATTATCGGACATCTTAGAGGAGAACGTACCAGAAACGTTTTTCCTATCAGCGGAGAAAGTGAACAATCTGATCATCAACCACCAAAAATAGAAATTATAGGCAATACTAAAAATCCGAATGGCACAAGTAAAGGAACTAAAAGCGTGGTCTATGGTTCAGGTGGTGTAGTGGGAACTTTAACCGCAACAGATTACAAAGAGCCTAAGCAGGTCGCTATAAAACAGTTCGGAATCCTGCAACCCAATTTTAATCAATGTGGAGTGGTTTACGAAACAGACGGCATCGCACCAACAATCCGAGCCTATCAAGGTGGAGGTCTTGAACCTAAAATCAGAGTAAAAGAAGCAACCAAGCAAGGCTACCAAGAGGCTGAAATTGGAAATAGTGTAAACCTATCGCATCCAAATTCTAAGACAAGGCGAGGGAGAGTAGGCAAACAAATTGCCAATGCTCTTTTGACTGGAGAGAGTCAAGGCGTGGTTGAGCCTGATTTTAGGATTAGAAAGCTAACACCTCGCGAGTGTTGGAGGTTACAGGGATTTCCAGACTGGGCGTTTGATAAAGCGCAAGAGGTCAACTCGAACAGTCAATTATACAAGCAAGCAGGAAACAGTGTGACAGTCAATGTCATTGCTGCTATCGCAAAAGAATTGAAATAAAAGGAAGTAAAAAATGCTAAATAAAATCGACATACCAGGAACAGATATCACACTTGAAATCGTGGACAAGACCATCACGATCACCAATAAAATTGAATATGATATGCAGATGCATTTTAGAAATACAGATGCAGATGCTTCTCTTGATACAAGTGGCGACGTGTTTGAGCCTCTCTACTGGTTAGATATTAAGGCGACACCGAAAATGCCGACAGAGTATCATACGAGCCTTGGAATCAAGAGAGAAAAGCGCCACTTGGCCGAACTTCAGAAGTTCTTTGAGTTTATTGAGAGTAATAAACGAAACCTATTTGATCTCTGTGGATTCAAGGGAGAACTGCAATGAAATCTCTGACATTATCGTTAGACATTTCTACTACTGCGACAGGCTGGGCCGTATTTTACGGCTCTGACCTTGTCCGGAGTGGTGTCTTAAAACATAAAAGCAAATCTTTCTTTGAACGTGGGCGCTTCATGGCTAGCGAACTGCGAGCAATTCAATCGAGAGCGCTCCAGAAATACGACTGCCATTTTGAATCAATTGTGGTCGAGAAGAACTCAGTCATGGGGCCAAATCAGCAATCTATGATCAGTATTGGAATTGTGACAGGTATCATCCTTGGCCGACTGATTGCTGACAATGTGTACTTTGTGAACGTGTCGACCTGGCGCAAGTACTGGAAGTTTAGTTACAAAGACCGAAGTAAGAAATCAATGAAGCTACAGGCTATTGCTAAAGTGTCCGATGAATTCAACCTAAACGTCAAAGATGACGAGGCAGATGCTGTTCTGATTGGTTCGTATTTTGTAAACCAAGGGCATGAATTTGGAGAGCTGGAAAGCCATAAGATAAGTTAAGGAGTTGGAAGATGAAACTTAAGGAATTGATTGAGAAATTTGAAGAACGAAAAACAATAATTGGCAATTTTCAAGGTTATGCAGTTTGGTGGGAAGATGTTAAAGAAATCTTTGAACAACTAGACGAACCGCAACCAATCAAAATCCCGCAGTGTGTGGCAGATGTAATTGAAGATGCAAGAGAAAAAAGTCCAGAACTAGAAGATGCGCTTCATTATACTTGGGGTAACGGAACTAAAGAATTCACAGAATGGTACAACAAGAAATCTAACAGAGACCTCTTCGCCCGTGCGTGGCTTGACGGCTACGATGTCGAGGAAGAGAAGAGATATGAAGTGATATTGTGCAATGGACAGTCGTTGAAAACTGTGTACAGACAGGGTGGCGATCATCTTGATTT